TTAATCCTCCGGCCATGTCCAGGACGGCCAGTAATATCCCTGGCCGAGGTCTGCGCCTGCCTGCAGTGCCCAGGTACGATCGCGTTCAGTCTCAATACCTTCAATAAGCACTTTCCCGGCCAGCTGAAAGCAAAGGGAAACCAGTTGCCTCAGCGCAGGGGTGTCGCGTAAACGCCAGAATGCTTCCTTATCTATTTTGACGCCGCTTAACGGGAGTCGACAGGATAAAAACGACTGCACTAAGACGTCATCTACGTCATCCAGCCAGATAGCGTGTCCCTGTCTGCTAAGTTGCTGCAGATTCTGAACCACATGCTGCTTCTGTGCGACGGTTAGCGCCAAAAAGGACGCGAGGTCGACAATCTCAATATTGAGCTGCACGCCAGGTAACCTGATAAGTCGCTGAAAAGACGCAGGCTCCGTCAGGACGGTTATCGGCAGATTAATAAAAAGGTTATGTCCGTGCGGCGTATTTTTTAGCGTGGCAAGCTGCGCTTCAAGCAGGGTTATCGACCACTCAGCGGACCGATCGCAAAAAAAGTCCTCGCTGTGACGCGTGTCAGACAGAACGCTAAGTACCTCCACGCCAACCTGGCGCAAGGAGGTGAGGGCGACGATAGGCTCAAGCTTAATGCCGACGATGTCCTGAGAAAGGTACTGTAACCAGGGGGGCGTATCGATCAGGTTTTGCGCTGTCACTCCATTGTCCTGTTGTCTGTCAGCCTCCAGGCGGCCGGGATACCTGACTCTAGTGTGACGAGCTGACGTTCAGGAAAACAGCAGGCGTTACTTAAATGCAACTAGGCCTTTTCGCAGCGCTAAATTTTACGGTGAAACAGGGAGAAATGTTGAGAAAATAGCCGTATTTACAATCGGCTAGCGGTAATTGCCCAGGAAAGCGGAAAAGGCATTGACTCACCTGCCATTGACCGTATAATTCTTCGCGTTTCACCACCGCGAAGCACACGCTTCTCAGTGCGCCCTTAGCTCAGTTGGATAGAGCAACGGCCTTCTAAGCCGTAGGTCGTAGGTTCGAATCCTACAGGGCGTGCCATTTCGAATCATGCACTTACGCTTCTTTCACTTCCTCCTCATTTCCGGCGTGGGACATATTTGGGACATCAACCCCAAAAATTGAGTCAATTTGCTTCGCATGCTCAGTTAAATGGTTAGGTGCCAAGTGGGCATATCGACGGACCATTTCGATACTTTCCCATCCTCCCATTTCCTGCAAAACAGATAATGGAACACCAGACTGAATTAACCAGCTTGCCCAGGTGTGTCTCAAGTCGTGGAAACGAAAATCCTCAATAACCGGCCTGAAAGAGTCAGTGTCCAGTGCTGCAACAACCGTCGCTACGTCCGTAACGAATGCCGTTAGCAATGCAACTTCAGGTGCGACAAGTGCCATCAATGGCGCTGCAACTTCGGCCATCAAAAACCTTGCGACAACGGTGGATGAACTGGTAATGGCGTTATAGATCATTGAGCCGACTAACAGCAATCATCTGCTCTGTCGTTATCTGCCTGCTGGTTTCCATGGCCTGGGCGATTAACCACTATCACGACAACGCCATCACCTACAAATACCAGCGCGATAAAACCACTGAGAAGCTTAACTTGGCGAACGCCACCATCAAAGACATGCAGACCCGCCAGCGCGATGTCGCTGTGCTGGATGCCAAATACACGAAGGAGTTGACTGATGCGAAAGCTGAAAATAATGCTCTGCAGCGCAAGCTTGATAATGGTGGCAGGGTGCTCGTCAAAGGGCGCTGCCCTGTGTCAGCTAAAATTCAAGCCTCCAGTCCCTGCAGCGTGGGCAATGATGCCACCATCGAACTCTCAGACGTTGCTGGACGAAACGTTCTCGGTATCCGGGCCGGAATCCTCAGCGACCAAACCAAAATAAAATACCTCCAACAATACATCTCTGAACAATGTCTGAAATAACTCTTTTTAAACTGGGTTGATAGGAATAGAGTTGAAATCTCAGTTTAAAAGGAGATGAGAATGAATAAAAACTATGCAGGCATGGCTGAGCCAAAAAATGGCGATTGTGTTATGTTGGGTTTGGAAATTGGTCCGCATGCAACAGTGAAGTACTTAGGCGATTTTTCGGGAGGGCAGGCTGGGTTTACCGATGGTCGTTCTGGATTTAATGCGAGCTATAAGCTAGTTGGTGAGCCTGGTGGAAATGAGATTCGCCTCTATTCTGGCGATAAGCTTGAATACTGCTTACATGGTAGTAGGGCTGCGCAGCCGCAAAAAGATTCAGATGGGTTTTCATTTTACCCGGACCTTCCGCTAGCTGTCGGACAAACCCTAAGGCTAACTCATGTCTCGAACACTTTTGTATCTATAGAATTGAGGCTTAACAGCCTGTACAATTAGACTATAGCTTTATTTTCAAGCCACTGACTCACTGGTGGCTTTTATTCCCATCACCATGGGTCTGCTCATCGTAATGGCAATATACCCATAAGCGGATAACCAACCACATATCCCCGGAGAGGATGGTAAGGCTCCCAATGTCCGACATCTACCAAATCACGCTAACCACCCAAACAGGCGACACCTTCAAGGGCAAAAGAGGTCTCGACCTCAGGCTGAGTTGTTAGACGGTTTCGTTATGCTCGGTGCAGCAACGATAAAGGGAATGGGGCGACAGGGTAAAGTCAATCTACCTGACCGATCACGACATCGACGTTATGGACCGCCAGACGAAGAAAGACATCCTGGCGCATAACAAAACGTGGCAGGCGAACTGCCAGAAGGAGAAATCCGACTTGAAGTAACAAAGCGGTTAGACCACAGCCGAAACCCAATGCAGAAGTCATTGCCGCAATCGCTGACGCTTTCGGTCTGGGCCATATTCGCGGCCCAAGCAAAGCAGAAACAAAAGCAGGTCAGCAGACGAAGAAAGATGTCCTGAGGCATAATCGGATTTGGTTACTTAATTGTTCAGGATTGCATCCAATAATAAATATCCAAAAGTGAAAGCTTTCAAAAACTATAAGCTTATCCTTTAGTGCATCTGTTAAAAATAATTAACTCGTAGCGGGGGTATATATCTTCGCATTGAATAAGTTATTTGAGTAGGGTGGCTTCAGTTTAATTCAAGGTGTGTGCTAGTTGCCGTAAAAATTAAAGGTTTGGTCTGTATCTGTTATGGGGTGACATTTGTAATTAGTGGCTAGCCAACAAAATTTCACACTATTAAATTTAGTGTCAATGAGCCACGTTTCCTCAAGCACATAACCAGTATTAACTGCATCACTAGAGGGCGTATTTTTTCTCCCTATTGGTGTATGACTAGGAGTTACAGATGCTAAGGAATCTTTAAGGTTGCCTGCGGATGATTCATTATAGGTAGTAGAACACTTCCCGCTGAATACTGGAATTGATGTATGATTATCTACATTTTTCATTGATCGAGTTACGGAACATCGTCTAATTTCACTTTTGACTCTGTCTATATATATCATTTTCCATGATTGTCGGTTGTTCTCAACGTCGAGAGTTGTTGCCTCCGTATATATAATCTCAGACTCGGGAAGGGTTTGAGCTAACACTAATGTAGGTGTTAGTAGAAAAATAAATAATTTCCAGTAATTCATGGTTGTCACTCATAGTTTTCATGTCTGGTAAGTATATGCTATTTGTGATTTTTTTTCTTTTTTCATGATTAGTGAACTTTTCTTATAAGAAAGCTTGTTGGTAACCATTTGTTTTTAAATTGCTTTATCTACAGTCTGAGAAGATCCATGTTTGCTTCAGTGTTTTTATTGCCATCACACGCGCTTAGGGAAAGCGCAACGGCTTGCTGCGATGCTGAATGCTCACCTGCTGGTTGATGATGGTAACCATGGCGCGAACTGGAATCATCGACGCGCGCTTGAGTGGGCTGCCTGCCGACCCTGCCGGGTAGTGGTGCTGGAAGACGATGCGCTTCCTGTGCAGGGTTTCACCGATAAGGTAACTGACTGGCTGGTGCGCTTCCCTGACGACATGCTGAGCTTTTATCTCGGTACCGGCAGACCACCGCAGTATCAGAAAGAGATAGGATAGCCGGAATGCTGGTGGATGCGGATCGCGTCTGTGGTGACCACATCGTATTAAGCAAGCTGATTCACGACGTATGTTATAGCCCTCCTCAGGGCAGGTTGGCGCGCATGCTCAGCGCATGGAATAAAACGCTGGCAGCTGATTACGCCGTCGGTGAGGCATTCGGTGGCCGGGTGATTTATCCGTGTTACTCGCTGGTGGATCATGCGGACCTGCCGACGGTTGAGCGCCACCCTGACAATGAGCCGAGGACAGAACGACGACGCGTGTGGAGACTGGCATAACAAGCCCGACGTGAATCGGGCTTGCAGATTATTGAGTATTTAAACAGGCTTCAAGCCGAAAGCCATTCGAGGAGTCTCAGTGGCGGTTGTTAGGATTGACGGCACCGGTTGAGGCTGTACTTTTTTGGCCGCCTTAAAAGCCTTCTCCGTCACTTCTAATGTGGTGAGAGAGCTATCTACCAATGAGTATTCGGCAGTAGGTAATTCATAGTAAATGCCATCAAGCATGATGATTTTATCAAAACCTTCTTTTGCCATCTCTGCATGTAATTTTTCATATTCATCGCTTTCAGCGCCGTGTAACTCAACGCGAACTGTGTAACTGGTCATTTGTGAACTCCTGTAAAAGTGAGTCCTTAAGATAATTCTTGGTACACGAAGCGACAATTAATTTAATGGATGTCACGTGAAAGAGCCTCGCATCTATGGCAGCCGATGGGATAAGGCCCGTCTGCGTTTCCTGCAGCAGCACCCACTATGTGTGATGTGCGAGCAGCAGGGACGCATTACCCCTGCAACGGTGGTTGACCATATCGAGCCCCACAAACTCAAAGAAGCGCTTAAGTCAGGTAACCAACTGGCCATATCGAAAGCACAGCTCCTGTTCTGGAGTAAAGAGAACTGGCAGCCACTGTGCAAAGCACATCACGACTCAACGAAACAGAGAATGGAGAAGAGCGGCGTGGTAGTAGGCTGTGATGCCAATGGCTACCCGCTCGATCCTGCGTCTCACTGGAGCACGTAATGAAAGACCTCAGCATTGAATACCGCGATGGAAAATTCGTTCGCCTGGTGATTGATGGCGTGGAGATGAAGGACGTGACATCCATTCAGTTCTCGCACGCTGTAGGGCAGGGGGTTCCGACAGTAACCGTCTCAGGGCATGTTGTCTCCGGGCGTGGGAAAGGCGCTCAGAAACTCGAACACGTAGACAAACATTCGGCATAGCGCGGCGGTAAGTCGATTATCTATCATTTGGAATCATTTCAAATGCAATGATATCAAATGGGAATGAATCGCATCAGGGCAGGGGGGGATCAAATCTTCAAAACCTTTGCCCCAAATGACCGCCGCCAAAGTTTGATTTTAACGCTAACCCGATTTTTTTAGTTTTAAGGTGTTGACATATGGCAGATAAACGAACCCGTTCTGACAGTTCGGCGGCAGCGGTTCAGGCCATGAAAAATGCAGCAGTGGACACCATCGATCCTCCGTCCCATGCAGGTTTGGAAAAAAAAGCCGAACCATTCTGGCATGACAATATCAGATCGAAAGCTCTGGACAGCTGGACGCCAGCCGACCTTCTGGCCGCTGTAGAACTGGCAAATAACCAGCTCTATCTCACCGTTTTACGCAGAGATTTGCGTAAAGAAGAACGCGCGCGCGGTGAAGCGAGAAATGAGGCGCTGATTAAAAACCTCCGCAAACAAATTCCTGATTTGCAGCGAACTATCCTGGCTCAGCGCCGTGACCTGCAGATCCATTCCCACGCAACCAACGGTGAAAGCCGCGACCAGAAGAAACGCAATCAGAATGATCGTGATGCACGAAACACGAAAAACGAGCATCAGGGCCAGGACGACAACCTGATCGCCTTTCCCAAGCACGGATAAAAGACTATGACGCGAGGTGAGCGTGTAATAGCGTTCATCGAGCGCTATTGCATTGTGCCGGAAGGCAAGCTTATCGGTCAGACAATGAGGCTGGACCCCTTTCAGAAAGAATTCATCCTGGCGGTTTACGATAATCCAGCCGGAACGGATATGGCGATCCTCAGCATCGCACGAAAAAATGGGAAGACAGGCTTAATCGCCGGAATCCTGCTGGCACACCTGGAGGGGCCAGAAGCGGTGCAGAACACGCAAATTGTCAGCGGTGCTCTTAGCAGGGAACAAGCGGCCATCGTTTTTAACCTCGCGGTGAAGATGGTTAACCTGAACCCCAGTCTGCAGGAGATAGTGCACATTACGCCGAGCGGCAAAAAGCTGATCGGCCTGCCGTGTAACGTCGAATACAAGGCATTATCCGCAGAAGGTAAGACGACGCACGGCCTTTCCCCCATTCTGGCCATTCTCGATGAAACCGGGCAGGTTAGGGGGCCGCAGGATGATTTTATCGATGCAATAACTACCGCGCAGGGGGCCCATGAAAACCCGCTGCTGATTGTTATCAGTACGCAGGCAGCAAACGATGCTGACCTGCTGAGCATCTGGATTGATGATGCGGTCAAATCGAAAGATCCGCACATCGTGTGCCACGTTTATGAAGCGCCAAAAGATGCTGATATCAGTAAACGCGAGTCCTGGCTGGCTGCGAACCCGGCGCTGGGAACATTCAGGTCAGAAAAAGACATGGCGCGCCAGGCAGAGAAAGCAGGCCGAATGCCAAGCTTCGAAAACACCTTCCGAAATCTCAACCTCAATCAGCGCGTTTCTACCGTATCGCCGTTTATCTCCGGCAGCGTGTGGGAGCTTTGCGGAGAGATGCCGATTAACACCCTGAGGAAGTGGTACGCGGGGCTGGATCTGTCAGCCAGGAACGACTTAACGGCGCTGGTTATCGCTGGTGAAGCAGATGATGGTATCTGGGATGTTTTCCCCTTCTTCTGGACACCGCAAAAGACTCTTGAAGAGCGAACCAAAACGGACCGCGCACCCTATGACGTTTGGGTGAGAGAGGGGCTGCTGCGCACTACGCCAGGCGCTTCGGTGGATTACTCATTCGTCGTTGCGGATATCGCTGAAATTATCGGTGATTTCGACCTTACCTCGATGACTTTTGACCGCTGGCGCATTGACCAGTTCAGGAAGGATGCCGATGCCATTGGGCTGAGCCTCCCGTTGGTCGAGTTCGGCCAGGGCTTTAAAGATATGGGGCCAGCTGTAGACACGCTGGAGTCTCTGATGCTTAACGGGCGCGTGAGGCATGGCATGCACCCCGTATTAACGATGTGTGCTGTGAATGCGGTGGTGGTGAAAGATGCTGCTGGCAACCGCAAGCTCGATAAGTCCAAAGCAAAAGGCCGTATTGATGGCATGGTCGCAATGACAATGTCCGTTGGTGCTGCTAATGGGGAAGTTACCGAACAGGGTGGTGACTTCGATGACTTCATTTTCCGACCGCTGAGCATGTGATGGAAGAACCTAAATACACGATTGACCTGCGAACCAATAACGGCTGGTGGGCAAGGCTGCAGTCCTGGTTTGTCGGCGGGCGTTTAGTCACCCCAAATCAGGGCTCACAGACGGGGCCTGTTTCTGCTCACGGACACCTGGGCGATTCATCCATTAACGATGAACGGATAAACCAGAATAAAAAGTGCCGCAGGTACGCGGCACTTCATTTGCTATCTTTTAAGTTTAAGAAATTTGAGTTCAAAGAAGTAAAATGAAATCGTTGCCACTACATATGAAATTATTAGAGAGGGCATGATTAAGTTGCTATTATGTCTTAAAATGTCATGTTTTTGAGAAAACATTATCAGTAAAATATAACATAATGTATGCCACATATATAACCCATAGCTGATTTTTCCTGTGTAAACTAGGAACGGGTTTTTGAAAAACTTCAACAATATATTAGTTCTGCCTGATATTTCATGTTTATAACAAAGGAAAATTATTGATGAAAATAAAAAACCAAGTGCGGTGTATAACCACCACCGCTGACTTGCCCAGTTACGAGAATCCCAGAATGCAGACATAGGCATTGTCAAAACTGATAAAAGAGTAACTATGAGCCCGATAAAAAGTACAACCCATGCAATATTGGTGCTTTTTTTGTGATTTTTTAATTGAGCAAATATAGCACCCATGACCATCATGTCAGCGCAACTCAGTAACGTTGCATTGATCATATACTTTGCGCCAATGATATAGAAGATTACGTATCGTGAAATTAATGAGATGAATACCAACGGAATGAAAATCCTGAGCAGTTTTTGATCTTTTATGAAAAACAAAATGAAAGGCCAAAACCAATAAAATTGCTCTTCAATAGCTAATGACCAGGTATGTCCAAGAATTCCGGGGAGAGAGCCACCTGCACCTAAATAATAATTCTGTAAATATAATATGAACCAACCATATCCTTTACCTGACCCGTCAACAGACAAGATGTAAACGTAGTTCGCAATCAAGTATAGGTAAAATAAAGGGAATATGCGAAGAGAACGATTATAAAAGAACTTTTTTAAGTATTCAGGTAATGGCTTGTTTCTGTCATTTAATAAAATGTTAGTAATCAGAAACCCTGAAAGACAGAAAAAGATGGGTACACCTATAAATCCAAGGGACAACCCGGGAGCTTTGAAATGATAAAGCATAACAAGTAAAACGGCTATGCCGCGAATACCATCTAAAGATTTAATATGTTGTTTGTATTCCATTTTAGATTTATCATTCAAGTATCAGAAACTGATTATTATGCCTTATATCACATTAAAAGTCATAAAGATAATAACTTGAATTGCTAAATAATGAGATTGGCTAAATTTTAACTGAGCTAGCTAGCCACCAATCCAATCTTAAAGCGACTGGTGGCATGTATTGCTATGGCTGCAACCAGCGATCGCGTGCTTGTCGTGCAATGGCGTTCATTTCCTGAATCTCACCGAGTGTGAATTTTTCTGCTTCATCGCACGGCATCACCACGTAGCCGGAGCGGATCACATGCTCCAGACATGAATCGGGGTTCATAACTACTTCGCCAGGGATAAGAGGGTGGCAGGCTGTTTTCGAAATAGCTGATGTAGGGAAGAAAACCGCCGCCTGTCATATGTAAGAACGAGCGGCGGCTGGTTGCTCAGAGTTCATGCAAGCTTCCGGGCTATAGTTTACTTGAGACGTTGCCTCGCGTCTCTTCTCTCAATATGTCTGGCTTTCCATTCAGAATAATCCCTCAATAACCATCTAGACATTCTGCCAAACTTTATCGGAGCGGGGAATTCCCCGTTATTTATGAGTTTGTAGAAGTAACGGGCTGTAAAGCCTGAGTCATTTATCATGTAAAGCATGTCGATGAAAGAATCATCAGAAAGGTTAGTTCTTGCTTTGGACATCATGCATATATTTCCTTTAGTCGTGGACTTGTTTAAAATGTGCGAAGTTAAAAATTAACTTTACCGCTACTTATCCTCCCTAGATGCTCGAACTTTTTCAGTGATCCATGCTTCCACTTCTGTTGATACCCACCTTACGGAACTACCAATCTTGATAGAATTTGGGAACTCACCCGCGTTCATCCACTTGTAAATAGCAGTTTTTTTGAACCCAACAGTGCGGCAAACCTCTTTCAGGTCCATCAAATATATGTTCAACTGTCATCCTCCTCGTTAAAAATTGTGTGTAAGTTATGGAATATCAAACAGTTCGAATAGAGCCTAATAAATGGGTTACAGAGTCTTTACTGATGGCGATCACGGGCCTCACAAAGAACGCTATCAGATCTGCACGGGAAAAATCATGGATGGAGGGAAGGGAGTATCGACACTATTCAGGCGATTGTCAGCCTAAGGATAACAGTCCGATAATGTATAATCGGTTAGAAGTCGATGCCTGGGTTGAGAGACAAAAACCTGCCGTTCCACGTCAACGCAAATGACGTTGGTTGGACAGGAAACACTCTACTGAAAGTGCGAATGTTTCTAGTATAGCTTTGCTCGTTTGCATTTGGGGGTATTATTGGGGGTATGTCACATTTGCTTAACTTATTTTTATATTTAAAATCATAAGGTTGTTAGCTTAGTTTCAATCCTACAGGGGTGCCATTTCCTCTCAACGCACGTCTTTATTCATCGACATCACCCACGCTATGAAGGTTCTCAGCGGTGCTGGCAGATGTTTTCGGCTCGGGTAGTAAACACAAAAATTATCAGCGGGATAGGTATAATCAGGTAGCAAACGGACAAGTTTGTTTTCGCTAATTTTATCCTCAACCAGATTCTCATAAACAAACGCAATCCCTAACCCATATTCAGCAGCCTGGATCATTGCCGCATCTGAATCGACAACCAGATCGCCATTAACAGATACCTCCATTGTTTCCCCTTGTGGATCCATAAACTCCCAGCGATACAGCTTTCCATCAGGAAAACAGCGATTTATACACCTGAAATTGACCAGATCTTTTGGTGAGTCAGGCGTGCCTGATTTCTTCAGAAAATCAGGGCTGGCAACGGGAATAAGAGCCATCTTGCCACCAAAAGGAATGGCAACCATATCTTTAGGAACATCTTGTGTATAACGTATTCCGGCATCGAAACCTGAGTCGATAATATTGATTTTTCTGTCAGTGGTGAACAACTCTAATTTAATACCCGGGTAATCATTTTTGAACGTAACGAAATGGCTTTGAAAAAAGAGATCAACCACGATCCGGGGTAAGTTGACTTTGATGACGCCTTCTGGCTTTTCTTTGTGGTCATTGAGATTATCAATGACGCGTCTGTAGTCATTCAGGACGGGCATCACGTCATCAAGAAACGCTTTACCGACGGCCGTCAAAGACAAGCTTCGGGTGGAGCGATTCAAAAGTCTAACCCCAAGTTTTTCTTCAAGATTATTTATGGCGACAGTTAACGTCGGCGCTGAAACATTTAATTCTTTTGCGGCCTGACGAAAACTCCCGTGTTTTACAATAAGAAGTAATATTTCTATATGTTGTAATTCTGGTGCATTTTTCAT